ATCAAGCAATTCCCGAGTATCTCTCGGAAGTTAAGAATTATATGCGTGATATATATAACTGCGAATATATCGATAAACTTGAGGCCGACGATCTCTTAGGCATGGGAGCCTCTAATTATAGAACAGTTGCGGTTACTATAGACAAAGATCTTCGTGGTGTACCGGGGTGGCATTATAATCCAGACAAAGAAGATGCTCCAGTCCACGTTACCGAGGAAGAAGCGGATAGATTCTTCCTCATTCAGTGGATGTCAGGTGACAGCACAGATATGATCCCCGGTTTGTGGAGAATCGGACACAAAAGAGCCCTCAGTTTCCTAAAGAAGTGGGAAGGCGAGGATATTATACAGAATATTATAGACATGTACTCCAATCCTAAATATATTCCTAAGGAAACTTGCAACTTAGAAGGCGAAGAGCTCGCATTAACCATGGCAAGGTGCGTTAGGATACTAAGAACAGGGGATTATGACATAACAACCAGTGAAATCGACCTATGGGTCCCTAAAGTTGGAGTATAAAGAACAAAATGGATAACTTTCAGAAATTTATTGTTAAATCCAAGTACTGTAGATGGAATGATAACCTCAAGCGACGTGAAACTTGGCTCGAATGTGTCGATAGATATTATGATTACATGATAGCCCGGCATCAGCTTCAAGATGAGCCTCTCCTAAAGGAAATCAGGAACGCAACGGTCGATCTTGAGGTATTCCCTAGTATGAGAGCCCTAATGACGGCTGGTCCAGCTGCAAATGTAGACGATACGTGTATGTATAACTGCTCTTACGTAGCCATGAACGAAGTCAGTGCCTTTTCTGATATCATGTACATCCTTTGTTGCGGCACCGGCGTAGGTTTCTCCTGTGAATCACAGGAAGTACATAACTTACCAGAGATTCCTGAGGAAATCACACGCCGAGAGGGCCTTGTGATTACCGTGGATGACTCTAGGATTGGTTGGGCTGAAGCCTATAGCTGTCTGTTGGGTTATCTCTATCAGGGTATCCACCCCACATGGGACACAAGCCTTGTCAGGCCCGCTGGTGCTCGCCTCAAGACCTTTGGAGGCCGTGCTTCTGGGCCTGAACCCTTAGAGAAACTGTTTAGGTATGTTGTTAATAAATTCATGGGTGCTCGTGGTCGTAAACTTAAGCCCATCGAGGTTCATGATATTGTCTGCATGACAGGTGAGATTGTAATTGCTGGTGCCGTAAGGCGATCAGCCCTGATCTCCCTTAGCGATCTCAATGACAGAGACATGGCAAACTGCAAGTCTGGCCCTTGGTGGGAGTCCTCGGGTCACCGAAGATTGGCTAACAACTCCGCTGTGTATGAAACCCAACCAACTCTCAGTGCGTTTCTAGATGAGTGGGTATCTTTATATAATTCAAAATCAGGAGAACGAGGTCTCTGTAATCGAGAGGCCCTCACTAAACTAGCCGAGAAATCAGGACGTTCTACCGAGGGTATTTCCTTTGGTACAAATCCTTGTTCTGAAATCATCCTGAGACCAAAGCAATTCTGTAATTTAACCGAGGTGGTTGTTCGAGAAGATGACGACATTGAAACCTTAAAACGTAAAGTTATGTATGCCACAATCTTAGGTACAATACAGTCTGCGTGTACTAGGTTTCCTTACTTAGACAAAACATGGAAGGAGAATTGTGAGGAAGAAAGATTGCTTGGTGTGTCTTTTACGGGCATCTATGATAACCAGCTTATGTCTGGTCAGTGTGGTATGCCCAAGCTTCGTTGGACTCTTCAGAAGCTCAAGGAAGTCGCTGAGGCTACCAACTTGGTATGGGCCGAGAAGCTCGGAATCCAACCAGCCAAAGCTCTGACTTGTTGTAAACCATCTGGCACTACTAGCTGCGTAGCTGGGACATCCTCTGGTATGCATCCTAGGTACTCTCAGTATTACATACGAAGGGCTAGGATTGATACTAAAGATCCTATCTGTCAGTTTATGATAGACCAAGGAGTTCATCACGAGCCATGTCTGTCCCAACCAGACAAGACTATGGTATTCTCCTTCCCAATACAAGCTCCTGAAGGTTGTATTACTCAAGAAGATTTAGATCCTTGCGATCACTTAGATCTTTGGTTAGAATATCAAAGGCATTGGTGTGATCATAAACCAAGTATTACTGTAAGCTATACCGATCAAAGTTTCTTACAGGTTGGTCAGTGGGTGTGGGCTAATTGGAAATATATTTCTGGTATATCCTTCCTACCTTTAGATGATAATATATATGATCAGGCTCCTTTTGAAGCTATGACAGAAAACCAACATGACCAGATGGTTTTGGAGTCGTACAAAAGCAATGTCCTCTGGTCTGATCTTTCTACTTACGAAAAAGAGGACCACACAACTAGTTCACAAGAACTCGCGTGCCATGGGGGTGCGTGTGAGGTCGTAGATTTAACGGAGACAATACATGTCGATGCATAGTTTAAGTAATATCGAGAGAAAAATTAAGATGAATGCTTCTGTAACCCCGGCTGAAATGTTGTTGGTTATTAGAGATCTTCTTCTTAAGATTGATTCTTTACAGGAGAGACTAAATGGATTGGAAACGCCTACCAAGACTAGACGAGGATCTAGTTCTGTATCTAAGAGAGAAGTTTCCTCCGATTCAGTACACGAGTGATTCTAGTAGTGAAGAATTAGCTAGGTTAATGGCAGTACAATCAGGTAGGCTGGATACTATAGCTGCCATAGAAGCTATTATATCCTTACAAAAGAAGGGGAAATAATATGGGCTTCTTCGATGATGTTTTTGGTGGTGTATCTGACTTCTTCGATGATATTACATTTGGAACCTTTGGAGACACTCAAGACTTCGTTGCTGATATCTTAGGTATTGAGGAGTTAGCTTCTCCAGACACACAAAGATCTGAAGCTGAGAAAGAGATACGAGAAAGACTGAAGGAAGAACAAGCCAGACTAAAAGATGCTCTTAATTCTGCCAACGCAAAAGAAAGAGTGGCGGCAGAGAAAGAAATGGAACGACTGACAGCTGAAAGTAACAAGAAAATTTCTCAGATCAAAGCAGCTGGCTTAAAAGAAAGACAGGAAGGCGAAGCTGAACATGCTCAGAAAATGCAGGATATACAAATCAAGGACGACGTAAAAGAAAAACCTACAACATTTGACCGTGAGAAATACTTAAAGTCTAGACGTAGGGCCGAGAGTTTAGGTCCTTTGCGTTCTCCTAGAAATGTCCCAAACCAAACCAGACCGGGTTCTACTATACCCCCTAGAAATAAAACTGAAAGGAGACCACAATAATGAGACGACATCCTCTTTTCTTCGGTGGTGGTGATATACCCAGTGGAATGTCGGCGGGAGAAAGACAAGATTTATTAACTTTCGAGAATGATTTAGCAAAAGAACGAGACGAAAAAGCTCGGCAATTTCAATTAGAATCTGAACGCCGCAGAGAAGCCCAAGAAACAGAACTCCGAAAACAAACAGAACTCACAGAAAAGCAACGTTTAGCTGAACTGGAGAGAATGGAACAGGCTGGTATTGATGCTGCTGAATCTGGTTTCGATGTAATTCAAAGTGATAAAGATCAACAGGTGGTAAATATGTGGACAGCTTTATCCGCAGGTACTAGACCAGAGGATATCACCACAACTCAAAACCTACCACCCAGTTCCGCTCCTACTCTCCCAAACAGCCAACTACCCTCAACTACGGATAGACCCTCCTAATGAGTAAATCAACCAATGCTGAGAGGTTTAGGATATTAGATTCTTTACGCATCAGTAAACTAGAAAGAGCTAGGTACTGTTCTAGCTTAACAATACCTAGTATACTACCTCCTGAGGATTGGAACGAACAATCACAGCTACCTCAGCCCTATAGTTCTATAGCAGCTAGAGGTGTCACAGCAATGTCCAGTCGGATGCTTTCAGCACTGCTTCCCCTAAACGATTCACCATTCTTTCGGTTCGAATTATCTTCTGGTATGGAAGCTGAGGTTGAGATTGAGTCTTTCCTAAGTAATCTTAGTTTTCAGGTATATAATAAACTATCCTCTGGTAACCTAAGAGACAGTATCTATCAGATTCTCCAGCACTTAATCATTGTTGGAGACGTTATGGTTATTATTGATGATGATATGAACTTGAGAATCATTAGGATTGATAGGTTTGTGGCACGTAGGGATGTCTATGGAGAAGTGGAAGAAGTTATTTATAAAGAATATGAGATTATCACCGAAGAAACAGATGATATGGATGTATTATATTCTTCTTCTCTAGACATGGATAATAAACAAGGGTACAAACCTTTATGGACGCGGCTTACAAAGAATAATAAGGATGAATGGATATCACAAACCCAAGATAAGGAAGGCGTGGTGGTTAACTCAGGTAAATTCTCAGTACCTAATTTTATCATCTTAAGATGGACAGGGATTCCCGGAGAGAACTACGGTCGAAGTCACTGTGAGGATCTTATTGGAGATATAAAGGCATTAGAGGGATTCACCGAGGGTCTTATTAACGGTATATCCGCAGCTTCCATCTTCTGGATGGCTGTAGATCCTACTGGAATGGCTGAGGTAGATGATATTAATGGGACACCTACGGGTGGTTGGATTGCCGCTAGACCTAACGAGGTCCACGTTGTTTCCCCAGCTACTACCATGAATCCCCAGATTGGACATACCCAGCAAGGCGTAGAGATATTAAGAAGAGCTTTCTTGTTAGACTCCGCTAGTATTCCTGAGGGTGAACGTGTAACAGCCACAGCCGTTCGTATGATTGGTCAAGAATTAGAGCATGTTTTAGGCGGGGCTTTTTCTGCCATTGCTCGTGAGCTTATGAGACCTCTCGTATCAAGAGTGTTGTTCTTAATGATTTCAGATGGCGAAGTAGATGAAAGATTAGAAGAGATGTTCTCATCCGAAGAAGGCTTGCTTAATGTTGAAATCGTAACAGGACTACAGGCTTTAAGCCGAGACTCAGATCTTCAGAAACTAATGCAGATGGGGGAAATGGTTAGGAATCTTCCTGAACCCGCCGCTGCTATGTTTAGATGGGATCAATATGGTAAAGCTTTGATTACTTCTTTAGGTTTTAATTCGGAAATCTGGATCAAAAGTGAGGAGCAAGTCAGAGAAGAACAGATGAAGATAGCTCAGGCTCAGGCTCAAATGCAGAGTGCGCAGCAGAATGAACTCATGATAAATCAAGCGGTCACGGGAGCTGTAGCACAAGCTGCACAGCAAGATATTGAACAAACCGGAGGTGCTGGGATTCAACAAGCTATGCAGCAAATGCAACAACAAGGAGCAGTCTGATGACTATCAATACGAACGGCTGGGAACAATATAAGAAGCTGGTTGTGCATGAACTTGAAAGAACCAACAGGAGGTTACTAGATATTGATAAGAGATTAAATCATATAGAACGCAAGCTTGCTATTCTTGACACTAAAGTTTATGCATCAGCTTTCCTAGCTAGTCTTATTCTTACGGGGGTTTTTAGTGTAATTATAGATATGATTCAAGGCGGTACATAATGGTAAGACAATACTCAGTAAATATCCCAGAGTTACATGTGTTAGATATCATAGGAACCGAAGAAACTAGTATACTGAGACTCAATCAAACAGAGTTAGTTTCTAAAGGATCTAGAGATTATATCTTATCCGTTAGAGAGGCTGTTCTGAGTAATAGAGATTATATAATCCCAGCTGATTGGGATACTGAGTGGAACGTACACCTAGGTCCTATCTGGACTCCTGAAAGATTGGATTCCACAGAGTTATTATGTTGGCTGCCTCCTGAGTATTTACATGAGCTAGATACTGATGATACTATGGTTGCTGAGGCTGAGGATAGATCGGGTAATGGTAATACTTTTTATAATACTTACCTAGAGGCAAACCTCCCCACCTTCTCCTCTGAACTCAATGGTTTTAAGGGTATGGATTTCGATGGTGCTGGTGATTGTCTTTATGAACAATCAGAAAGTGATGATTTTGATGTAGGTACGGATGATTTCTACTTCATGCTTATGGTAGAGCACGGGACTGATACAAATAGTGAGGATTATATACTTTGTAGTGACAGCTTCAGAGACTTCGCTTTATCTGCAAGAAGTAATA